TGTCTAATAATTTGTTCAAACTTTCCTTCACATCGACTTCATCTGTTTTTAAATCATTTGTGTTTTGGTAGTAAGAAGTCTTCCATCCGTACTTATATGTAGTCAAAAGATCATTTGCCATTACCGAAACAGGCACTTCATTATCGGGATAGTTCTCTGGATTGTAACTCCAGTTACCAGAAATTGCTTGATCAAAGAACTTCTGCATCACAGATATTATTTTAATATAACCATCATTATTTTTCATGTCCCACAACAATGTGTAATTATTTTTTAAAGATCCGAAAGATGGAACAACTTGTTTAAGAGGCCCTTTCTTTGATTTTTTAACGGACAAGTAATCTCTAGGAGGTTCAATTCCATTTGTTGCGTTTGACACAACGGAACTGCTCTCTGAAGGCATTTGTGCGGACAATGTTGAGTGCCTGAGACCGTGGGTGGTGATAGATGTCCTAAGAGAATTCCAATCATATTTGAGGTTGTTTGGTACGATTTCATCTACTTCTTTTTTGTAAGAATCAATCGGTAAGATACCTTGTGAATATTTTGTACGATCAAAGTATTCGCACTTACCTTTCTCCTTTGCAATTTGATTAGATGATTTTAACAAATAATATTGAAACGCTTCGCTTAAGTCATGAGTTAATTCCCAAGCGTTTTGGTCATCATAATAAACATTGTTCTTTGCTAAGTAATGTGCAAGACCAATAAATCCAACACCGAGAGATCTTCTTTTTTTAGTTGAATTCTCTGCGGCCTTTACTGGATACCCTTGATAGTCAATCAACTCCTCCAGACCTCTTACAGAGAGGTCACAGAGGTCTTCTAATTCATCTAACCGATTAATCTTACCCACATTAATTGCAGATAAAATACAAAGAGCAATCTCTCCATCAGGATCATCGATGTGTTGGATTGGTATTGTAGGTAAAGTAATCTCTTGACATAGATTACTCATATTCACTTTATCTAAGAACGATGAATGTGAGTTACAATGATCGATATTCATCAAATATAAACGACCAGTCTCTGCACGTTCTTTTAAGATGTCAAGAATTAATTCTTGTGCTTCTACACTAGTCTTTGGGATAGATTCATCACTCTCGTAACGTGTGTATAATTCATCAAAAGATTCAGTACCAAAACTATCATAAAGCCCTGGCACATCATGAGGAGAAAATAAGGTAATCTTTTCATTCGTAATAAACCTTTCATAAAATAATTTACTGAGTTGAACACTATAGTCTAATTTACGAACACGATTATCTTCTGTTCCTTTATTGTTCTTCAGTACGATGATATCTCTTATTTCTTTATGCCAGATTGGGAAATGGACAGTCGCTGATCCACCTCTAATGCCATTTTGAGTGCAACATCTGACAGTTGCTTCAAACTTTTTGAGGAACGGTACAACACCTGTGTGTTGAACTTCTCCACCTCTGATTTTACTGTTGATCCCACGGACTCTGCCTGCATTGATACCGATTCCAGCCCTTTGTGCGACATAACGACCAATGGCCATATCAGAACTAAAAATACTATCCAAGGTGTCATCAGCATCAACCAGAACGCAACTCGCAAACTGCCGAAGGGGTGTTCTGACTCCTCCCATGATTGGTGTTGGGATGTTGATTTTGTGTTTGGAAATGGCATTGTAGTATCGAGTAACGTAATTGATTCTTGTTTCCTTTGGATAATCTGCAAAGATTGTCATTGCAATCAAAAGATACATGAACTGAGGAGTTTCATAAACCTGTCCAGAACTTCTGTCTTGAACTAGATACTTGTCTGAAACTTGTCTAAGTCCAGCATATGTAAATATAAAATCACGATCATGATCAATAATATTATTGAGAGTTTCAATCTCCTCTCTTGAATATTTAACTAGAATATCAGGATCATAAACTTCTTTTCCTACACAATCAGTAATGTGATCATATAGATGAGGCAATTCCCATAGTCTTCCATATAAACTTTTACGGATTGCATATAATAATAATCTTGCAGCAACAAACTGATAGTTTGGATTATCTAAACTAATCAAATCACTTGCAGATTTAATTAATATTTCTTGTATTGCAGATGTGGTTATACCATCATAAAACTGAATACCTGATTGTATTTCTACCTGACTTGCAGAAACCCCTGCAAGATTCTTACAGGCTTCTTCACACATGATGTGCATTTTTTCAAGATCTAAAGGTTCAATAGAACCATCTCTTTTCTTTACATTTGTTCCGTTGCTCATACCTTCTTCCAAAGATTTAATTTTAGTTTTGCTGTTAGTTCTGAATAAGTATTGGTTTCTATTATACTACAAATATTTTGTTTTGCAAGTATCATTTCATTTACATCTTTCTCCTTAACGTTGGTTGGCCATATGACGACCTGATCTCCTCGATTAATACATCGTTCGATTCGACTGACGATTTCTCTGTTGCGAGGTTCGTTATCAAAAATCCAAATATAATTGCTCCAACCAAACGTCCGAATATCAACATCGGAGCCGCACATAGCAACCGAGTTTTCCACGAAGAGGGAATCGAAAGGCCCTTCGAGAATGTAAATTGGTTTTTGAGTATTAATTTTTTCAAGTCCATAGAGTTTTGGTGCGTTTTCATCGAGCATCACCGTAATATACCTCATCTTGGATGTAGGGTCAAGTGATCTGCCCTGATATCCAAAGAGGTTTCCTTCTAAATCCCGAAGTGGAATAATTATTCTTTCATCATCGTTCTCTGTGGTATCGTAGATCTTCTTATGCTTGTTTGTCCATTTCTTAAAGTCAGGACAGTAGTAAAATTTACTAAGAGTGTCTTCGTTTATACCACGATTAACTAGATACTTTCTCGCTCGGTGTGAAGTATTTAGTTCTGAGATTTTTGCAAGTTCATCACATATATCTTTCTTTCTAAACTTAGGTTTATCAAATGTAAAATTAGGTTCGGGAGCAACAGTTCCCTTTCCTGTCAGACCATCTCTATACCTTTCCATGATGTATTCACCATACAAAGAGGAATCACGATCCTTCAAAAAATAAGTAAAGGAACGAGTCATGCCACAATTGTGACACTTGAAATTGTAATCTGATTTGTTTGGGTATATGTATCCTCTTGCTTTGTTCTTATGTTTTTGCGAGTCACCACAATAAGGGCATCTAAAATTATAGACACCACCTCTTATTTTTTTAAATTTTTCTAACCTTGGCGATATTAACCCAAGATACTTATCATCAAGATAACTCACTCATTAGTGATTGAACTGTTTCTATACTACTTGATTGTGTCTGTTGTGTCAATGACCTCATGAACCTTTGTCCGATTGGACTAACGATGAAAGATATAATAGAAAGAGCACCAAAAATAGACCACATCTTCTTTTCCATCGTGCGAAGACGTTCATCGACTTTTCTGATATCTCTTTCGCATCCTTTTTTAATTGCATCTGTTTCCCTGTTAAGATCTTTGTGTAACGACTCTATCTTCTCAAATAAAACTGCATCGATACGATCTTGTTTATCTAATTTCTCATTATGAACTGCTAGGAGTTCTCCCATCTTGACAGAGTTGTCCTGTAGGGCCTCTACAACTCTCTCAACTCTTTCTAATATTGCTGAATTAACGTTATTATTATCCATTACTTCAACACACTCTTCAGACGATTACCTTTTTTACCATCTTTAAACATCTGTAAATATTCTTTTGGATAATTTTTAAATCTTTTTTTCCTACGATCAACCATACTTAATGCTGGATCATAACCAGCAGCAGGGCCTGTTGCAGTTGCATCACCTGTATATCCGTTCGCACCAACAGACATGGTAGGGCCCGCATCTTCTCTTAATGACCTTACCATCTCACGAATTCTATTTACTCTCTGTTCTGACTGTCTCTGATTTCCTTCATCTGCTAGTTTTAGATACTCAGATGATGCATCTACCATTTTATCCACACCTTGATCTGTAACCTGTTGTGCTGGATAAACGTTTGAAAATCGATATCTTGCTAATCCTGATTCGCCTGGCGTTTGATAATCTTGATCTAATGTTGGCAAAGGTAATGGTGCATCAAATCCAGACAAAGGGCCTGTTGCGGTGGCAGAATTTGTGTATCCACCATCGCCAACAGACATCGTTGGAGATTCCTTGAGAGATCTTGTGATGTCAATTATCTTTGACAACCTCTTGTTCATTAGACTTTATTGAGTATTCCTAAGCATTCTACATCAACTGGAACATCATGAATTGATGTCTTTGGATACTCTGGTATTCTTCCTAAAAAAAGTAAAAACGTTTTTAGTACAGACCAAAGTTCCTCGTCTATCTTATAAAAGAGTAACGGAGTTGCAGCATCATCAAACACATTATATAAACATATGAAATGATTTAACAAAAGATGAGATTTAAGCTCACCAGACTTTTGATATCTTTTCAGAAGTCTCTTTATATATTTAAACTTTTTGAGATCTTCATAGAAGTCCTCTTGAGTTACTGCTTGTGGATTTTCATAATGTTTAATCGCAAACATCATGTAGTTATCTTCATTCAATTCATCAAATCTCATGTTTTAAATCACATAATTATGAGTTTCTATCAGTTGTTGGGTATGCGAGAGATGGTGTGTTTCCAATAGTAGATTTGTTGGTATCAATACCAGACATCGCCACTAATACTTCACTCTTCACTCGAAGTGTTCCGTGCATATCAACATAAGTTGTAACACCAACCCATCCTTGATGACCTACATGGTATGATCCACCAGTTGCTGTTGAAATACCATAAACAACACGGTCAGCATCACTCTTAAGTTCAGAGAACAACTGATCCTTCACACTTGATTTTGGCAATCTACTGAATTTTGCACCTGTTGTGAATCCAACTTGACTTAAACCAGCACTTGATCCGATAGTGATTGACTCACTACTTGCAACTGCAACAATCACTGCATCACCAAAATATGTATGACCAGAACCAACGTTGATTGTTCTACTTCTTTCAGCAGCACCAAATCTTATGATGTCACCGACACCAGCAGATCCATCAATACCAAAAGAACTTCCAGTACCTGTTACAGTTACGGTTCCATCAGAAGCAGCATTTGCCGCAACAGTATATCTTGCTGTTGCGAGGCCCGTCACTGCATCAGTATTACTCCATGAAGCCATCTTAATTTCCCAATAAAATTTCTTTTTCTAAAGATATTTATAAAAACTAATCTCTAGTTACAAGTGCGGCTTTGACAGCTTCAAGTAATTTATCATCAGCAGAAGTTTTGGTTAGTTTAACCGCCTTCTCTAAGACAACAATACAAATCTCAACTAGTTTCTCTCCGAGTTCTTCATCATCGGGGATCTTTTTCACTGCATCAGAAACAATTTTCGATGCGAATGGCAATAAAAATGATAACATTTTCCTGTAAATACACTCTTACTATATATGTGACTTATGACTTAGCTGATACGTTGATTGCTCTTCCACCCCTTACTCCAAGTCCAGATCCAACATTTTTAGCGTTTCTTCTTATGTTTTGCAATACCTTAGATAGCATCATTCCACCACCAGCCATCATTGCTTCTTTTCCACCCGCTGGCATTGGTTTTTTCGGGTTTCTTACTATCGCTGTGTCTTTTCCACTACCAGTTACTGTAGGAGTATCAGGTGCTTTTTGAGTCGCAGCTGGTGGTGTATAATTTGGACTCATGGATCTCAAAGCATTTAAAACTCCAGCACCAAATCCTAATCCGCCACCCATTGATTGTAACGCTGATAGAGTTGCACCCATTTTATCACCACGAGCAAATCTTAATCCAGCTTCCGCACCAGCTGATGATGGGAAGGCTGTTTTTGCAACCACTCCACCCATTGCACCCATCATTGATTGTTGTCCTTTCTGAGAATCACTTGCAATATCTTGGAACTTTTTACCAACTTTATTTGGATCAGTAATATCAGTCTTAAACTGACTTGATCTTGATTTCATTGTTATACTTTCACCTTCTCTGCCTGGTGCATCTTGTCTAAATCTATCCCTATCTCCTAATTTTTTATCTCTTTCAATCTTACTATCGCCTCTAAACGTACTAAAACTTTTCTCACCTTTACTCTTGTCCGTATCAACAGCACCACCTTTACTCTTGTCTGTATCAACAGCACCACCTTTTGTTGTTTGAAAATCTGATTTTCTTAATTCTCTGCCTGCTTCATCATCATCATAATACTGACCAGTTCTAGGATTGATTCCAGATTGAACTGATCTTAGTAAATCAGGATCTTTTGTCTGAGAAGATCTTCCGCCTGTTTCTTGAGTTTTGCTAGTTGGAATTTTTTCCTGTCTTCCAACACCTCTACCAGAATAAGTTCCAGTTTGAACTGCTGGTTCATCTTTGGGTCTAGGTTTTTGTGGTTCTCCTTTTTTTGTACCAGCTGGTAATGGTCTTCCAGCAGGAACTCTTCCAGTTTGTGTGGTGCCTTCAAGACTTTTTCCAGTTGCAATTTCTAATCTTTTTTCATAATCGGCTGCATATTCACCTTTAGATTTTGCTTTTCTCGCTGCATCAGCCGTATCAATATCTGCTTTTACTTGAGCAAAAGACGCTGCATCACTTCTTCTTTTTCTTGCTTTTCTCGGCCCTGCTGTAATTTTTTTCAGTCTATCTTGCATAGTTGGAGAAACTATCTTTTCTCCTCCTATATCCTTTTTAAAAGATTTTGCTGCCTTTTTATAATCTTGTTCAGCTTCTACATCCACCTTTTGTTTTAGTGTTTTTTTCTTTGCAAACTTAGGATCTATAACACTTGGATCTCTAGTTATTTTTACTGGTCTTTCGCCTGGTCTTTGTGTAAATTTAACTGAGCCAGGTTTTGGTCTCCCTCCTTTTTTTCTTAAAGGATTTGTCTCAGGTTCTTTGAACTTTCCACTTTTCTGAAAAGAATCTTGTCTAGAAAAACTAGGTCTTGTATCTGTTCCACCAGTTTGTTCAATATCTTTTTTAGCATCTTGTTGTGCTTTTACATCAAAGGGATCATCCGCAGCAATGAAATCATCGATCTCACCCTTTTTTTTACCGTTCTTTTTTCCGTTTTTCTCTTTGGCCTCCATAACGTGGCCACCAAAAGCCTCTGCAATCTTTGTGAGATCAAGACCTTCTTGATTCATAAATTGTTTTTCTTTTTTATTGACAACAGACTTCGTTGATCTTTTTCCATCGTCAGACCCCTCTTTCTCAGGCATGACTATGCAATTCGGGGACATGGGAGAAACCAGTCCCCCTTTTACTTTTTTACTTGTTCATTGAAATCTAAGTCAATCCTCCACGCAGAGAATCCTTCCTTCACACGAGAACGTGTCTTTTTAATATTCTTTTTGATTGCTGCGGTTGTTGCTTCACGACGATTCTTAAGATAAGAATCTGTCTTATTTACCTTACCATCATTATTAATGTCACTATCTTCCTTACCAACAGGATCTAGTTTTTTAAATTCATTTACAACTTCCTCTGCTCTTGTTCTAGCAACAGCTGGATCTTTACTGTTAGGTGAAGTGCTATCAAAAGCAGGATTATTTCTAGAAAATTCAGATTGTTTTGCTCTTTGTTTTTTTAATTTTTTTGCTTTCTTATCAAGAAAATCTTTCATAGCATCAGTTTTTTTGGACTCACCCATAACAGATTCATACTGTGATCCAGCACCAGTATGTGTCTCCCTATATTTTTTTAATTTAGTGGGACTCATTTTTGGTTGATCAGATTTTTGACTTGCATTAGAAACAGTTTTACCTACCTCTTTACCTACTTCCTTAATAGAGTCACTTAAACTTTCAGTCACCTTCTTTCTTCTCTTCTGTTCTTTCTCAATTCTTTTCAACATAAATTTATTAGATGGAGTTGATTGATCCATACTACTAAACTTTTTATGTGCTGCAGAAAGAGCATCATCACTTTGTTTTGACATCTTTGCATCTTCTGTCACATCATACTCATCCATGATTGCACCCTTACCATGTTTCTTAATGATATCTGCCTTCACACGTTCAAGTGCAGATGGGCCTTTATTTACCTTCCGTGTCTTTTTAATTTCCTTACTTACTGGTAGTGTAGTTGCATCTTTCTTATCTTTAGTTTTTGGAACTCTTCCCATATCTCTTGCAATATCATACCCTTCTTCTGGAATATAATCTTCACCTAAAAGTTTTTGTTTCGCCATTGCTTTTACTGCGTTCGGTGCTGGCGATGCACTAAGTATTTGAATAAACACTTTTTTCTTTTCTTCATCAGAAACGCCAGGTTTTAATTTTCCCTTTGCTTTATATCGAACGTCAGATGCTAGTTGAGATGCCTGTTTCTCTACATCACTATCTCCAGATGCATGACCTCTTTTCTCTTCATAGACAGCTGCATATGCATCTACCAATGATTGATCTAGTTTTTTAGACATTACTTCGCACGTTTCTTTCTAGATTTATTTATAAAGTTAAGAATAACTGGACTATGAGAGAGTCTTTGAACATACTCACGATGAGCATCTGTTCCAACTTCTCTCTGACTTGAAGGCACACCAGATATTTCTGTAAATTTTTCAGTAATATCTTTGATCCAAGATTTAAACATCATATTACTCTCAGTTACTGCAATAATATGGTTCGCACCTGTACGAATAATCTTACCAACCAAACCAGTATTATCATTCTCTACAATATCACCCACACGAAATACATTACCATTCATATAGTTTTCACGAAGACCTTTCCAATCAAACTTAGGAGCAATTTGCCACATCTCATTCTGTTGTTTCTTAACCTTCATTCCCTTTCTTAAAGAATCATATAATTTTTTAGCACTATCATCCTTCATACTTTGCGGAATACCAGTTCTAAACGTATCATAGTCATCATCCGCAGCAGCCTTTCTTAATTTAGATGCAGACATGGCACTAATACCTTCTCCATCTGGATCACGATCACCAGCAGACACCACGTTAATACGATCAAACTTATAAAGTTTATTGTTGTATTTGTTTGCTAGATTCTCAAATTCTTTCTGACGATCCTGACCAACCACAATATTAACAGACTTCGCACCTCTTTCACTTGCACCTTTCAAAGCATCAAATATTGTTCTTGCATTTGGATTGTTCATGATATGTTTCGCATGTTGTGGAAACATCTGTTGCATATATCCAATCTTTGTATCTGGATCTAATGGATTCTTCTTTGGATCATTTGATCTTGATGGATAGATTTCGTAGTTACCTTTACCAGCAACCTGTTTTACCTTACTGAAAAGTCTTTCATGTCCAGTTGTAGGTGGATTGAAACGACCAAAAGCCACAGTCATATCAGCTTCGTTGTCATCCTTTGGATTAGGATTAGCAACTGTCTGAGAAGAAACTGCTTCGTATATAAATCTTGTAAAGCTTTTCATATTTTAGGGGCGGGCATGGGATTACCTTTCTCCCAATTTTTATCTGCTGTAAAGTTTGCACGACTGAACTCTAAACGATCTACAAGTTTAAGAGCTCGACCTGAACGTATTGCAACGAATCCTTCAGGTGCAGTCACACGATAACCATCTGGTGTTCTTAAGAAAGTTCCAAATGTATTTACTTGTTGCAATTTACGAATCATAAAATTCTTTGCAGCCTGTAAATTCATGTACGATGCAACGGTCATGTATATTGCTTGTTGGTTATCAGCAATAAACTTTAAACCTTTATTCTTCAGCTCTAAGTATTTATCTTTTGTTGATTTCATCTTTTTGGAATCAATCTCTTTATCAAGTGCGTTTGAAAAATACTGTGCAAAGTCTCTGGCTGTATTACGAGCACCAATTAAATTACGACCCTCACGGACATATCTGTTAAAGAAAGTCTTAAACATAATGTTCAGAGTAAATTTGTTCATATTATTTTCTTTCATCAAATCTAGAAAACGAGATGCTTGTTTTAAAGATCCCTCTGTCTTATTCACTAGATTTATATAAGTTGTTCTCTCGGCAGGACTCATATTGGCTTCACCTGATGCATTTTTAAAATCAGATGATGTAACAAATACATTTGTGTTCCCTTGAATATTAATACCACCAAAACTTGCAACCATTGTATCCAAAGTTTTTCCATTATATTGGGTATGAAACACAATACCAAACTTTGCTTCAGCTATCTTTTGTCCAATATCACTATCCTTGGGAACTGCATATACAATTGTGTTTGGTTGAAATGCAATACAAGTATCACCACCTATGTTTGCTTCATACTTATCATCAGTGAATAAAAGATCTCCCTGTACAACGTTTGGTATTGAAAGTGTGGAAAGATATTTGTATGCATCTTTCAGTTTTTCTGCAAGTTGCCCAGGCGGATACATACCATCAACATCCTCTTCAGAGTATGCGATCTTTGGACTAACTTTATTGAATACAGATTTTGTACCAACAAAAAATCTACCGTTCTCTGGATTAATACCACAGATAATTGCAGGAGCTCCATCCCACTTAACAGTGATGCGAGCATCTGCTGCACCTTGATCTAACATCTCTCCAAGAGATCGAAGAAAAGCAACTGCTTCCTTTCCACCTTGAGATCCATCATTCAAGATGTTATCTTCTAAATGTTCTAAATGTGTGTTTTTCATTTTCTGAGATCTGCTAGGAATTTATCACCTTGTTTAACTAACTTTTTAAATTCTGGAGTTGTTGTTCCAAGAAATTGAGGCATCGATGAGAAGCTCCCTTTATATCTTAACACAATATCAAGTAGTTTATACTTACCCTTTCTTAAGATAAAGTTAATTCTTGCAGCACCTGTTCCTGTTTTCTGTCTATCAAATTCCAATGAAGCTGGCAGTTGTGCTAATCTAATAACAGCCACCATGACACTATGAATATTTTGAATGTTTGCAGTTGCAATCTGTGGATCAAGTTTTGGACTTACTCTACCTACACCCTCCACCAAATAAAATTCATAATCATTTTCTGCCCATGTGTCTAATACGTCAAGTAATTTTAATTTAAGAGTTTTATTTAAGAGTGATTCCGCAATCATGTTACTGACTCTTGGATCATTCATTGCATCTAAAAAAGCTTGAAATAAAGGATTGACTTGAGTTGCAGTGCTGTAAAGTTTTTCATTTACAAATTTTCTAAAGTCCTGTCTTGTTTTAGCAGGAAGTCTTGTGTTGCCACCTTTATCAATTTCATCTGTTCCTTTTAAATTTATCAAAGGTATGTTTTCAACTTTTCCATTTTCTTTAAGTCTTCTAACTTTGATGTTCATTATTTTTTGAGCATCAAATTTTCTATTTGGATCTAATCTTAATATGTCTTTCGCATCAACCAAATCATCAAGTGGCCCTCCAGGCAGACATGCCTCTTTGATTACGTTTGCATAAAAAGATGTTCTAATATCATTAATCTTTTTTTCTAAATCTCTTAAACTTGACCCCTCAAGAAAAGTAGCAAAGGAGTTATTAATCATTGTCGGAGAATCTGCAACAGTCGTTGGTTTTTTCTTTAATGATATTCCAACGTATGTTCTTCCATATCTTAAGATTACGTCTGAAGAGTTGTAATCTTTCATTCCAAAACCTTTCTTTACATCTATCTGAAATTTCTCTACATCAGGATGCCATTTATTACCTGTTAAATAAACTGCTTCTGGTATTCCCCTATTTTTTATTGTTCTTGTTCCAATGACTGCCGAAAGAGCTGCAGCCATATCATTATATAATTTTAAAGGAGGTTCGCTTCCCTCCTTTATAGTTATTTTTTTTGAAGCTGCAGTTTTAGTTGAATTTCCTTGACCATCTTTAACACCATCTCCGTTAAAATTATTAACTACGATGTTGTATAAATCTACGAATGACTCTTTATTTGTTGCTGCTTTTTTTAAAGTTTTAGTATCAACAAGAGAGAGACCAGCATAGAAAGCCTCTGATAACTCCATTTTACCACACTATTATTTTAATTATTTATCCTCGATTTAAAAAGTAGTGATTGATAACTTCTATTTTCTCATGTGCTTGTGCAATAGCATTAACTTCTCCTTCTATTGCTGCCATAATATCTGAGTGTTCTCCAATACCTACAGGTTGATTGAGATAGATCTCAACATTCTGTTGATGTTTGCAAATTACTCCTTGATAATAATTTATTTGTGATTTTAAAATTTGTTCTCTTAGGTTAATCATAAGTCTCCTTTAGCACGATTTTCAGATTGATAAACATTAAACTCTCCGCCTGGATATCTCTTCTTCAACTTCTCTACGTTACCAGCAATAACTTCATCAAGTGGTATTTCGAGTGCCATGCATGCCTGCATCACATACCACATAACGTCACCCAACTCAATAGTAAGATGTTTTCGATTGTCGTCGTTCCAAGGCTTACCTTGGAAAACCATCTTCTTAACGATCTCCATAAACTCGCCACCTTCAGCACTAATACCAACAGCAGCAGTAAGAAGCCTGTGAATATTGGCACCCTTTCCATCAAGGGAACTAAGACTCTCAATAAAAGATTTATAATCTTTACTGGGATCGGATGTGACACCATCCACGAAATTAGCGTATCTAGAGAGATCAACTTTTTTTGTCATTAGAATTTAAACTCTGCAAATTTTTTGGTTGTTTTTTCTTCATCATAATTATAATCGTCATCTTGGCCACTGTCAAGTACATCATCTTGAGCAGATTGTTCGCAGTCATATAATCTCATCTTAGCTCGATCAACACCAATTACAAATCTACGATTATAGGTTGGATCGTTATATCTATTCTTTAATTGTTTAACCATGATCTGTCCTAGTCCTTCCAACTCCTCCGTTGAGATGAGGGCAAACATAAGATCAGCAGTAGCGGGAAGACCAAAGGATTCAGAGGTATCGGTGAGATCAACATCAGAAGAAGCAAACCCGCTACGAGTCGTCTGTGTCGCACTAAAAATCGGTACGTTAGCTTCAACTGCAAGACCACGAAGTTCTTCAGCGATTGCTTTGATGTAGGAGTATGAATTGACATTGCTCCCTGCTTTGTATCTGGATGAGGCACAAATATTAAGATAGTCTATGAATATTATATCAGGTTTGAAAGACTTTTTCAATGCAAGTTCATTAAGTAATGCTTTGAAATGTCCTGAGTGTGCGGATGCAGTTGGATATTCCTTAATGATTAATGAACCTTGAGTCTTCTTTGCAAGATTTGTAACTTTACTTTCAAAGATTGGTTTAGGTAGATCAGTAATCTCTTGAATATTAACATTCAAAAGATTTGCATCAATACGTTCTGCAATCTTTTCCTCTGCCATTTCAAGAGTAATGTATAAAACATTCTTGCCAGCTAAAAGAACAGAACTAGCATGATGACACATAAACAAAGATTTACCGACCCCAGTACCAGCGAGAGCGATATTAAGGGTTTTATTTGGAAGACCTCCCTTTGTAATCTTATTAAAGAATTCAAGGTCGAATTGAATTCGACTTTCTTTCCTGTTGTAGAGTTCGTACCTTTCTTCATAGTCCTCTAAGTAATCGTGTCCTACATTACGATTAAAAGAAACAGATAAAGCATCTGAAAGAATTGTTGGAATTGCGTCTCGATTTTTCTTATCGTCCTGTCCATCTGCAATCTTAATAGATTCCATCAATGCCAGATAGATCGCACGATCACGACACCATTTCTCAGTCGTGTCACTTAACCATTCAGAATCGCATTCAATATCTTCCAGTTCATTTATTGTTCCGTTTATATTTTTGACTTCATCTTGTGTGATATCACGCCTGTCTTCAATCTCAATTCTGAGTACTTCTTTTGTTATCAAACTATTGTACTCTGCAACATATTTAGTAATATGCTGAAATACAATCCTTTCACTTCGATCATTGAAGTAATCAGGTTCGATAAAAGGTAGAACTTTTCTGAGATATTCTTCGTTATAGACTAGGTTTCTTAGGATGACTTTTTCAATTCGATCCATTATTCACCATAGCTAAATTCTTCGTTTGCAGCTTCTTCTAGAAGTTGCATTACTTCTTCCGTGAAATATTTGACAGGATCGGCAAGAATAGCAGAAGGATAAACGGAAGATTCACCAACAATAATCCGATTCCCTTTCCGCTTGAAGACTCCATGCTTTTCACCCAGTTCCAATAACCCATAATATTTGTCCAATCCACGTTCGTCGTAATAAAGTCGTATCTCAACTTCTTTGTTCTCCTTACTTATACGCGACTTATGAGTCTTTGCCTTGATAATGTTTCCAATGACATCTTTTCCGTCTTTCTCTTTTTTCTTTGAGAGGTAGATGATAGTAGATGCTGCATACTTGAGACCGCTGCCTCCTCCCATCTCTTTAGTTGGGAAGTAAGATCCAATAACGTCATAGGTGTGATTTGTAACTATAAGTGGTATGTTTGCTTGACCAAGTTTTAAGGTAAGCATACGGAATGCACCTTTAATCAGTTGTGATTTGGTCATATCACGAACCTGTTTATCATTTAATGCGTCAGAGATCTCTTTCTCTGTTGATAACATACCAAGAGAATCTAACACAAACATACAAGGTTTGCGATCTCCCTCATCTGTCTTTAAGTATATATCAACTGCCTTAAGTGCCTTACTTCTAAACTCTTCAACAGTTACGACATTTACAACAACCAACCGTGTCGTATCAACTCCACGAGACTCCAGTAATCCTTTATTGACTGCTGCTTCAGTGTCAAAATAGAGACAATACCCATCAGGGTGAGTGTCCAGAAAGTTCTTGACAACAGCAAGAGAGAAATAAGTTTTACCAGTGCTCGACTCACCAGCGATAGCAGTAATGCGATTACTAGAAACACCG